ATATCGCTTTTGACTAAAACATTTCGTTTCCTCGTGTAGTTGAAAAGCTGATACAACTTTTGTAGTGCTTTTCTCGATACAGTGTAGTTGAAATCTTGATACGTTTGCGTGTAGTTGAAATCTTGATACGTGTATCCAGTTTTTCGATACGTGTAGTTGAAATGTCGATACGCCAGGTTTGTAGTTGGAATGTTGATACGTTGTATCCAGGATTCTAATACAAACTTTGAGGGGTGGGGGTGTCTAGAAATAAAAAACTTTTCTCTTTATATATATATAAACCCAGCCATAAAAAAAAATGGCACTCAAGGGGCTTCTATCCCCAGCCCCAAGCTGGGGGGTAGTAGTATCTTGTCTCAGTCAACTTACTCCTTGTAACGAGATACAGCTTCGCCTGACAGCGAAGCATCTGTAACATAGACCCGAGGGTCAGACTAGGTATTATCGAAGAGTAATCCGTAAGTCACAGGCGTTATTTTATCATACCCTTCACGCAATCTCAGGGGTATGAACCTATACTGCGGGTGGCTGACCCTTGTTCCCAAGAGGCAGATGTCCTATCGCAGTGCCGTGTAGTTTAGTGTCATACGGGTGGCTATTCCCGGAGATCGTTTTCGCCCTGTTACGGGTTTACCTCCTGACTATTTGTCTATATGGATACAGTATGACGACATAGTCAAGTATAAATAAAAAGATATATCATATTTAATGCTTGACAGGTTAATCTTTGCAGTGACACATTGTCCCTATGCAGGACATACCCGATGACAAGGAGGAGCTAATGGCGGAAATATCTGATGCCATTGACTCCGTAGTTGACGTAAAGCAGTTACGGCAGGTCAAGAGCCTATCACTGTATGACCCCCAGAAGGTAGCCAAGCTACTGTATCTTTACAGTAAAGGAACGAGCCAGACGGCTCTAGTTCGGAAATACAAGTTCTCTAGGCAGACAGTGCTGAATGTATTAGTGGACTACGCTGACCACCTAGGCAAATTGCGGGAGGTTGCTGGCAAGATCTCGGCGAAGAACTACCTCAACATATCCTCCCTGGAGGAGGATCTGATTGAGAAGGTGCGTGACCGTATGGAAACTGAGGAGGACTTCGAGGTAAACTTCAAGGATCTCAAGGAACTTTCAATAGCCAAAGCTAACTCATTTCGGGAGGCAATGACCTCGCGGGGCGAGGCCAGTGCTATAACTGAAGACCGCCAGGTGATTACACAGGAGGACTACGAGGCAACTATACAGGCGGCGAGGGACAGGATCGCCAATCTCAAACAAGCCGAAGAGGCAGAACTAGTAGAGGAGGACACAGATGGGTAAAGGATGCGCACCCCGCAAGGGACACAATCAAGACAAGCAGCGTAAGAACTACGACGACATTGACTGGTCAAAGAAACCAGAGCCACCCAAGTCCAAGACAGGCGGTAGCAAATGACAGACGCAGAAGATACAGATGTTATCTATGACCAGATTCGGGGAATACTGGGCGAACACTTCCACAACTTTTGCTTCATAGTAATGGACGAGGAGGGTGAGTTGTTCTATGACTACACCAATTACAGGATAGGTAAGATGTTGATGAAGGAGTCCCTCGAGGATCTGAACTCCGAGCTGGGTGATATTGAGTTAGTCTGGGATATAGATGAAGATGATGAGCCTGATACGGATTCTGACGGGTATGAACTAGTTGACTAATGTCCCTTGAATTCACAGATCATCCTATACTGCCTTCACCTAGTGACGAGGAAATCGTCCTCCTAGGGGAGTCCGATCCCCAGCTACTGGAGAAACTTCACCAAGCGCACGAGGGTAGGATACGTGCTTCCAACGAAGACCCTCTCCGCTACGGCTTTGACCTAGAGGGATGGGTTCGTATGCAGGAGGGACTGAACGAGTTCAATGAGGTTCTAGCTCTCGGCGGAAACAGAAGTGGCAAGACAACTGGGTGCGCCAAGATGGTAATGGATGCAGTCAGTAAGAACGATGGCGGACACATCGTCTGCTTCAGCCAGAATGCTGACACATCTATCAAGGTTCAACAGCCAGCCGTATGGGAGATGATGCCCAAGGAGTTCCGCAAGAAGACCAAGAGCATAGACGGATATATCAACTACTCAATGCAGAACGGGTTCACTGGGAGTAGCTTTGTTTTCCCTGATACCAAGACCCGTGTGGACTTCAAGACCTATACCCAGTTCAGCAACAACCAGACAATTCTGGAAGGTTTCGAGTTCGGGTTCAAAAACCCAGAGGGTAACAACATCGGCGCCTGGCTGGACGAATACTTGGGCGACGCAGCCCTAGTCAACACTTTGCGATTTCGCCTAGCTACTCGTGACAGCAAAATGCTAATCGGCTTTACGCCGATTGATGGGTATACCCCCTTCATAGCTGACTACTTAAAAAATGCTGAAACTCTGCAAACCAAACCAGCAGAACTACTTAGGGGACAGGAAGTCCCTGTTGCCCAGTATAGCCCATCTAGGGATGCGGCAATAGTATACCTGCACTCCGACGAGAACCCATTCGGCGGATATGAGCGTATAGCTAAAGACCTACAGGGTAGACCAGAGGACGAGATAAAGGTTCGTGCATACGGGCTACCAGTTAAGTCAGCTAATTCTCTGCTACCTTACTTCAATACAGAGGTCAATGTATTGTCAGATGAGCCAAATAAGTATGGGATGACGTTCCCAGACATATCCGACACTAGCAAATACACAGTTTACCAGGTAGTTGACCCCGCTGGGGCAAGGAACTACACAATGATCTGGGCAGGAGTAAACGACATCGGGGAAGTATACATCCGAAGTGAGTGGCCTGACAGGGCTACCTACGGAGAGTGGGCAATGTTTGGTGACCCCAAATGGAAATACGGACCAGCAGCCAAGAAGATCGGGTTAAATGTCGAGGGATACTGCGAGTTATTCAAGGAGATCGAGGAGGATCTAGGGCTAGAGGTCACCGAAAGGATCGGTGACTCCCGCTTCTTTGCTAGGGAAAATGAGAACAATGATGACCTATTTACCTCGTTCTACGACTACGGGGTAAGTTTTATACCATCGAGCGGGGTTATGGAGGAACAGGGCATAGCTGCCCTGGACGACTGGTTCAGTTACAATCCCAATATGGAGATAGACGAAGCCAATCGACCTCTCTGCTACATACACAGTGACTGCGGAAACTTGATTGACAGTTTAATTAATTACAACTCAAGGGGAAAAGCCGACGAATCCCTGAAGGATTTCTTCGACGTTATACGTTACTTGCGTATGTCCAATGGAGGAGAAGGACCAGACTTTATGAGCCAAGGATCAATGCTCACCACTAAAAACAACAAAGGAGGATACTAATGCCAAAAAAAAGATTAACAGATATAGCCGAGGAATACGGAATAACATTTGATAAAGCTCACGACATTATCGTGAACAAACTAGAAGAGGATCAGGTTACTGGTCGAGGTAGGAATCTGTGGATCTCGGAAAGGGGTCAAGACATAATCGAGGACTTGATACCTATGGTCACTATACACAGGGGAAATGTAATATCACAAGCCCCTAATCCTAGATTTGTTTTTGTCAAAGCTAGAGAGTTAATAAAGAAGGTTCCGGTAATGATTCCGCTTGCACTATCTGGTAAACTTACATCGAAGGTAATATACTTTGAGGCTGATCATTCTGGTGATAACGTAAAATATAAATGGATTAAAGCTCCTCAGAGTCAGTAATATATAATTTATGGATTCAGAAAATATCTCAAAGGCATTAACTTATGTCGGTAAAACTCCAAGTGTTGAAACGCTTCGGAACGCATACGATCAAACAGTGACAGAACTGCAGTCATATTTTGACCTATGTCGATCTAGCTACGATGACCGCAGGAATGCTTGGCCAGGTAAAAGCCGTGACCACCGCAAACACGGAGCCGACGCATTCCCCTGGGAGGGAGCGTCCGATATGGAGAGTCACGTAATTGATGAGCGGATCACTAGACTTGTTTCCCTGTTTGTTGCTTCTTTAAATCGAGCAAACGTAAGAGCTTTCCCAACTGCATTTGATGATGTCGGAAGAGCTAAGTTAATTTCAAGTTTCTTGAAGTGGATGGTTTCTTCTGGATACATTCCTCGCTTTAAGCGAGAAATGGAACTAGGCGCTAACTATTTGCTAGAACGAGGTATCCTGATTACATATATTGGGTGGCACCGTGAGGACAGGACTTTCCTTCAAGAGCTAGACCTGAATCAAATTGCTTCCATAGCCCCAGAGATTGCACAGCTTATACAGTCAGGGGAAGAAGACGACTCCCTGATTACCCTAATGGAATCTACATTCCCTGGAGTAAAGAAGTCCAGAGCCAGGAAGGCACTTAAGAAACTTCGCAAGGAAGGTAAGGCAGAACTTCCCGTAGTTCGCCGAGAAGTTGACGCACCTCAGGTTAAAACACTGGCACCTGACGGTGATTTCTTTTTTCCTCCTTACGTTACGGATCCACAGCGTGCGCCGTATTGTTTTTGGAAAACTTACTTTACTCCTCAAGAGCTAGAGAATAAAGTTTCTACGGACGGATGGGACAAGGACTTCGTTGAATATATCATTGAACATTATCGCGGCGTTAGTTCCAATGGCATTGACAACTTTGAAGAGGGTCGAAGATCTGGTAGCTTGATCAATAATGCCTATGAATCCGACGAGCTAATTGAAATTGTCTACGGATATCAAAGACTGATCGACCAAGAAGATGGAGCCGAGGGTATTTACTGCACAGTATTCAATCGTAGTTTCAGTGGAAACGAGCAAGCCCCAGGCTTTGCAAAGTTTGAATTGTTAAATGGATACGAGGATTACCCTGTTGTAGTGACTAAGCTGTCAGAGGATAGCAAGCGACTTTACGACACAATGACAATTCCCGATGTCCTTCGAGGCATACAAAACCAAGTAAAGGTCGAAAGGGATTCACGTGTTGATCGCAATAGTCTCGCCACCCTGCCTCCTATACTACACCCAGTTGGTCAAGCTCCAAGCGACTGGGGACCTGGTCGAATGATTCCGTATCGCCGCAAGGGGGACTTGGACTTTGCTCCGACCCCACCTTCTCCTACTGGATCTATAGAAATCGAAAAGACTTTAGAAGCACAAGCCGATAGGCTTGTAGGTCTAGATGAAAACTCTAGTATCTCTGGAATCCGCAAGCAGTTCTTAGTGGACAAATTCTTAAGCCACGCAGCTGAAGTAATGTCTATGGCATTCAAATGCTTCCAGCGATTTGGGCCTGACGAAGTGTTCTTTCGGGTAACTGGAAATGCTGACCCAATGAAGATGACCAAGGGAGACGCTGAAGAAGATTATGACATTATGATTAGCTATGATGTTTTGAACTCAGACCCAACAGCTCAAGAACAAAAGTTACAGCAAATTGTAGCCTTGACTCAGATGGATCGTAATGGTCGCATCAATATGGATTCGTTAATGGACATCGCGGCAGCAGCCATTGATCCAGTCCTTGCCGATACAGTTCTACAGCCAGCGCAACAAGCGACTGAACAAATGACACAATTCGTAACTGATGATCTTGCTAAAATATTTGCAGGTATTGAAATGCCTGCTCGACCAAATGGTGGTCAGATTGCTATGCAAATTATACAGCAATACGCATCGCAACCAGACATCTCTGAACGCCTCAATTCGGACGAAGCATTTGCGGGTCGCTTGCAGAAGTATGCTGGTCAGTATCAGTTTGCTCAACAGCAGCAAGTCAATGCCACTCAGTATGGTCAATACGGAACATCAGCAGCATCCGTTGGAGATGTTGAAACTCAAGGACTTACACAAGGTTAATATGGCTGATAATAAAAACGCACAAGAATACGCACTGCGTAGAGCTGAGGAAAAGAAAGAAATAGAGAGCGTTCCTTTCTTAATAGATTTAATTGCACTGGAATCAAGGGGAGAAGGTATTGATGGTATGAGTATAGTTGCTCGTAGTATACTTAATCGCCAAAAATTTCTGAAAGAAAAGAAAGACTACCAAGGAGATCCTGTTTATAAGAACGCATATTTGACTAACGGCAAAACAGATATGATGTCCCTGCTTACAGCTAGCGGTCAATACGAGCCAGTAAGATCTGACGGAAAACTTGATTACGAAGAGCAGGATCCAATAACGGCGGAAGACCGAGATAAGGCACGTCACGCTTTGATCATTGCTTCAACCCCAACGTTATATGCCGATCTCGTTGACGCAGAAAAGTTACCGCAGGAGGCTTTCTACGTGACAGGATTTAGAACTAAAAAAGCTAAAGAAGATGCTTCTCAGAAGGTAGGAAACTTTACATATAAGAACCACATTTTTAATACAGCAACTGGAACAAAAAAACCATACAAGAAATAAATGACGCTCGAAGACGACCTAAACCAATTATCCAACCACGAAGCATTTGCTCGTTTTTTATCAACGGTAGAAGCGCTCAGGGAGGAGTGCATCGAAGAGATGCACCTGGCAAAATCAGAGAACATACAGCAGTTAGCTGGTCGAATACTGACCTACGATCAGCTATTGCAAATGTGCAACTGGAAAAAAATACGAAAGATGCACCCGCAAGCCGATGGGCTTGCTTAGTGTGTTAATATATTTTCATCGCCATCGCTCGGCGTTAAGGAGTGGAAACAACCAAATATATGTCAGACGAAATAGCAACGGAAATCGCTGAATCCGTATCAGAAAATACAGCGGAAACTAATAACATAACAGCGGGTGACTTTGTTGCCAGCCGCTTGGCAAACCTAAAGGAGCAAGCAGAAGCGCCACCGGAACAACTCGGAAGCGAAGAAGCTCAACCAGAAGGAGAGCCAGTAGTAGAAACAGAGTCAGAAGAATCCGAAACGGAAGCTGAGGCAATTGCGCCAGAAGCTGAAGTAAAGGAGGAATCCGAAAATGTTCTTTCACAGTTAGACTTAGATGATATGTCCGAAGATGACCTTCGTGAACTATCCGAAAAACTTGGCAGTCGCGCAGTAGCACGATTCGGCGAGCTTACCGCAAAACGGAAAGCCGCTGAGGAACGTGCAACTATGCTGGAAGCCAAGTTGCAGGAAACACCTAAAACTCTCATAGCACCCGAAACAGTAGCTAATAACCCCTTCGCTTCACTAGATACAGTCGAAGCCCTACAGGAAAAAGCCGTTGAAGTAAATTCAGTAATCGAGTGGGCAGAGGATACGTTGTTTAATGCAGATGGATACGGACCAGAAGATGTTGTCGTAACAGTTAACAATCAGGAATTAACTAAAGCTGATGTGCGTAAGACTTTATTGAACTCACGTAAATCAAGAGATAAGTTTCTTCCCGCTCAACTGAATACTATCCAGGCAAAAGAGCAAGGTAACCAACTCAAAGAAAACTACGTCGCCAAGGCAGTAGAAGAGTTATCTTGGTTATCTGGAGAGGACAATGACACGAGGCATCAATACAATGCAATTATGCAGGACAAACGAGTAGAAGATATGTTAAGCAGTCTTCCACCCGACGTGTCAGCACAAATGCCTTACTTGATGGCTCACGCAGCCAACAGTCTTTATGGACGCAAGCCAGTTCCCGCAGATAAGCCAAAGGCTTCTGCAACATTGAACCCGCCAAAGTCCGTTGATTCAGGTGCAACTAAGTCAGAAAAAACTGTGGATCCATCTAACAAAGCTGTTAAAAAATTAGTAGAGCAATACAAGACCTCAGGTCACCAGGCTGATTTCGTCAAATTCAGAACTCAACAACTCAAAAACCGATAACCTATTATAAAATATTATGGCAT